CTACGACAGCCATACCAGCATCGCCCTGTACTACGGCCTTAACGAGGACGACTGGAGCAAGGCAGAGTACAACCCCTATACGGACAAGCTGACCCTCGACCAACAGCATACCACCTGGGATGAGGACAAGGTGCGCGGCATGCTGGCGGACGTGGACTGGCAACCCAGAGCGCAGGTCAGGCCGCAGGCGCATTGACCCGGAGCTGCCCTATGGGCATTGGGCCAACGGCTGGGGATCGCCGACCTATCCGGGCAAAAAAAGACGGTGACTACCGCAAACAGTCACCGAGCACCGAGAAGAAAAATCAAGGTTATTATACACCGGGAAGAGAGAAAAAGCAAGCGCATGCTGCAGCGCAAAGCAGATGAAGGAGCGTGTCCATGGATAGAGCGGTATATGCATCGAGCGCCACTTGCGAGTGGGAAACGCCAAAGGAATTTTTTGAAAAAATAGATAGCAGGTATCACTTCGACATCGACGTATGCGCGACAAAAGACAATGCAAAATGCAGCCGCTATTTCACTGCCGACGAAGATGGACTATCTCAGGAGTGGCGCGGTGTATGCTGGATGAATCCGCCATACGGTAAGAGCATCGGTCAGTGGATGCGCAAGGCGTATGAAAGCTCACAAGCAGGCGCGACAGTGGTGTGTCTTGTTCCGGCGCGTACCGATACAGCTTGGTGGCACGACTACGCTATGCGCGGTGAAGTAACGTTTATTCGAGGTCGGCTGAAGTTTGGAGGGACAAAGCACAACGCCCCTTTCCCGTCAGCTTTGGTGGTATTTAGTAAGGAGGACACCCATCATGTGTAACTTTTTCAGTTTTTTGACGGACGGGACGTTGCATGACGGCGACGGAAACAGGGTGTTTGAGACGCGGGCTGACGCAGAGGATGTCGCATGGGATGCCGCAGGGGATGCCGCACGGGCTGCCGCAGGGAATGCCGCATGGGCTGCCGCATGGGCTGCCGCACGGGATGCCGCACGGGATGACGCATGGGATGACGCATGGGATGCGAGTCTGTACATCCGTGTCATCCACGTGTGCGACGGTCTACCCATTGCCCAGGAGTACATCGACCATGTACGCAAGCGCATGGACGTGTGGCGGCACGGCTACGGCGTATGGAGCGATGTGGACGGCGTGCTGTATTGCTACAATATGATTGGATAAGGAGGCCGCCGGATGACAGGATTAAGCCTATACAGCGGAGAGTGCGACGGGCTTGGCCTCGCGGCAGAGATGGCAGGCGTCGACGTTCTGGCCTACTGCGAGGCCGATGTGGCCCGCCGGACACGGATTGCCTACGACATTCCCACAATTCCGGCGAGTGGAAAGTGGTCGTGCGGAAGACCCAAAACCCTGACAGCATAAGGGCGTGGGGAACGCGGGCAGTTGGACAGAATTACCGTTATAGGCAAGTGAAGGGGTGAAGAGATGAACAGGGTGGAGCCCATCCGCGACCCGGAAATCATCCACGCCATGGAGGAGAGGCTGGCGGCGCTGGACACGCCGCGTGGACGGCGGATGTACCTGATGTTCGAGTGCGGGATTTACCTGGGCTTGCGCATATCCGACCTGCGGCAAATCAAGGTGAAGGACGTGCGGGGACGGGATGTGTTCAGCGCACGGGAACAGAAGACAGGCAAGCTGACCCAGCTGCCGATTTCCGACCGGCTGAAACGGGTCTTTCGGGATCGCCTGCGGGGCTTGGACGCGGAGGACTACATCCTGCCGTCTCGCCAGGGCCGGGAGGGGGACAGGCGGCCCGCCATCAACCGCAAGACGGCGTACAATGACATCCAGGACATCGGACGGGCGGCGGGCGTCGATTTCGCCATCGGCTGCCATACGCTGCGGAAGACCTTCGGCTATCACTTTTATCGTCAGACCGGGGACATCGCTTTCCTGATGATCTGGTACAACCATTCCAGCGCGGAGGTCACCAAGCGTTATATCGGCATCGACCTGGATGAGCGGGCGAAGAAGATCAAGCGGTTTGTGATTTAGTCCAAAATTCCACGATAGACAGATACGGTTTCATGCCTTATCATGGTGGCGTGAGATTGGCGGGAAACGCCGTCGGTTCTCCGTGTGCGGGGCGCGGTCGCGAGGCTGCGCCCTTTGACATGCCAAGAGGTGATACGAATGCCACATGACGCACATTATGTCGGTGCAAAGCACAAACGCTGGCGGGAAAAGGTGCTGCGGCGGGCCGGGTATCTGTGCGAAGAATGCCGACGGTATGGCAGACTGGATAAGGACGGACTGCCTGTCGCGGCAACAGTGGCGCACCACATCAAGCACCGGGACGAATATCCTGAGTTGGCCTATGATGTGAACAACGGTCGGGCGCTGTGTGAGGACTGTCACAACAAGGAGCACCCTGAAAAGGGCAGGAAAGCCAGCAGGTGCAGGCGGCGTGAGTGGGTTGTGTGAGGGGATACCCCCGCCCGTGCGCGTGCTGATGTATGGAGAGGCAAACGCCGGTGTGTGGAAGGCTTTCCATCTCCAGCAAAAATCTGAAAGTTTTATCCCAAGGAGATGACGATATGGCGAAGAATTACCGTGCGACCATCCGCCATCGTATGAAGAGCCTGGGCGTGTACCGCAAGGAATACGACGGTGCGGTGGAGGTGCTGGCCCAGCTGTGGGAGCAGTACGAAGACCTGACGTTTCGGTTTGAGGAATCAGGCTTCCGCATTGCCGAGGTCACGTCCACGGGAACGAAAAAAGCGCCCATTGTGACCACGCTGGAATCCCTCCGCAAGGATGTGCTGGCCTACATGAACGCCCTGGGGCTGACGCCCATGGGGGCGAAGAAGATCGACGCGGCGGGAGATGCCGGGAAACCGCTCGACCCGTTTGCCAAGGCGCTGGAATCCCTGGGCGATGATAGCGGATGAACAAGCTGCGCGGGAAATACGCCGCTGATGTGCAGGCGTATATCGACGGTGTGAAGTCGGGCGCGGTGGTGGCGGGACGGGAAATCGTCCTTGCTTGCCAGCGCTTTGAGCGCATGGCAGACAACCCTGCCTATGAGGTCAGGACGCGGGATGCTGATTTTGTCATCGGCATCATTGAGACTACCTTCCGCCATCGGCAGGGGCAGACGCTTTCAGGCGCGCCGCTGCGGGGAAAACGGTTGCATATGGAGCCGTGGGAAAAATTCGTGGTCTATGGGCTGCTGGTCTTTTTCCACGCGGGGACGAATCTCCGCGTTGTGAAGGAGGCCTTTATTTTTATCGCGCGCAAGAACGGCAAGACCATCCTCGTCTCGGCGCTGGCCTATGCCCTGGGGCTGCTGGAACGGAAGTCCGGCTCCAAGGTGTATGTGGTGGGCGCCGCGCTGCGCCAGGCCATGGAGACCTTTGAAAACTGGCGGTACAACATTGAGACCGTCATGTACAAAACCCGCAAGGCGGCCCAGGAAGCGGGCTGGCGCATCCTGGACAACAACATGGAGCATTCCATCAGCCATGACGGTATTGCTGGCGGATCCATTGGCCTGATCGCCCTGGCGGGCAACCCGGACAAGCAGGATTCGCTGAATTGCAACGTGGTCATCGCCGATGAGCTGCATGCCTACAAAAACAGCAAGCAGTACGACGTGCTGAAGGAAGCCACCAAGGCCTACGCCAACAAGCTGGTGATCGGCATCACCACGGCGGGCGACGATGCCACAGGGTTTTGCGCCAGACGTCTTGATTACTGTGTTCGGGTGGTGGAGGGCGCCATCCAGGATGACCAGTATTTTGTGTTCATCGCCCGGGCGGATCAGGCGGAAGACGGCACGGTGGATTACACCGACCCGGTACAGCATCAAAAGGCCAATCCAAACTATGGCGTAACCATCCGGCCGGCGGACATCCTCAACGACGCCCTGCAGGCCCAGAACGATCCCCAGGTGCGGAACAATTTCCTGGCCAAGAGCATGAACATCTTCACGGCCAAGGTCAACGCCTATTTCAACATCGACGATTTCCGCCGCAGCAACGAGCAGGCGGGCAAGAAGCTGGGCATTGATCCATCCTGGCCGCTGGAAAGAAAGCTCCGCTATCTGGCGGGGATGAAGGCGCAGTGGTATGGCGGCACCGACCTGTCCAAGCTGCACGATCTGACGGCGGCGGCCCTTCACGCGCAGATTGACGGCGTGGACGTGGCCATCACCCACGCCTGGTTCCCGATCCTGGCGGCCCGGGAGAAAGCCCAGGAGGACAACATTCCGCTTTTCGGCTGGCAGGATGACGGTTGGCTGGACATGTGCAACGCCCCCACCAACAACCACGCGGCGGTGGTGGCCTGGTACATGGAAATGAAGCGCCTGGGCTTTCGCATCCGCCAGGTGGGCCATGACCGCAAATTCTGCCGGGAGTATTTCCTGGCGATGAAGAAGGCCGGCTTCCGCATTGTGGATCAACCCCAGTATTTCTACAAGAAGTCCGAGGGCTTCCGCCACATCGAAAAGCAGGCCAAGAACGGCTGCCTTTACTACCTGGGTTCGGATGCGTATGAGTATTGCATCCAGAATGTGGCGGCTATCGAAAAGACGGACGACATGATCCAGTATGAGAAGGTACAGCGCAATCACCGCATCGATCTGTTTGACGCGGATGTGTTCGCCGTTGTGCGGATGTTAGAAGACATGGAAAAGATGCAGACAGAAAAGGAGTGGTTTGGTTGAGCAAGCGAAAGCCCCGAAACAGCCGCGACGCCCCCGCCAATGATGGCGGGATGGCGCTGTTCCTGGCCAGTGACGACGCTTATACGACGCTGTGCAGGGTGGATTACCGACCGCTGTCCTCCTGCCCGGAGGTGCAGATGTGCGTGGGCGTCTACGCGGACTTGATCGCCTCCATGACCATGTACCTCATGCGCAACACCCCGGAGGGCGACGTGCGCGTGAAGAACGAGCTGTCCCGCAAGATCGACATCGAACCGAACCCGTGGATGACCCATCAGCAGTTTTTTGCCAACCTCGTGCGTGTGCTGATGCTGAACGGCAACCAGGTGACGCTGCCGAGGTACAGGGACGGCTATCTGGAAGGGCTGTATCCTCAGCCGCCGTCAACCGTGGGGTTTGAGCGGGACGGCGCGGGCTACCGCATCCTGGTGGGCGGACAGGCCATCAAGCCGGAGGAGGCCTTGCACTTCGTCCTCAACCCAGACCCGGAGAATCCATTCGTAGGTCTGGGCTACCGCATCGGACTGTCCGACCTGGTGAAGTCCCTGCGGCAGACGGATGCGACGAAGGCGGCGCTGATGAAGTCCCCGAAGCCGTCCATCATTGTGAAGGTGGACGGCCTGTCCGAAGCCCTTCAGACGTCGGAAGGGCGGGCGCAGCTGGCCCAGAGGTATATCAGCGATTCCGAGAACGGGCGCCCCTGGATGATTCCCGCGGACACCTTTCAGGTGGAGCAGGTGAAGCCGCTGACCATCAGAGATTTGGCCATTGACAAGAGCCTGGAAATTGACAAGCGCAGCGTGGCTGCCCTGCTGGGCGTGCCGTCCTTCATGGTGGGCATCGGCACATTCAATCAGGCGGAGTACGACAACTTTGTGAATACCAAAGTCATGGCGGTGGCGCGCATCATCGAACAGGAGATGACGCGCAAGCTGCTGTATTCCAGCGATCTTTACTGGCATCTCAACAACCGCTCCCTCATCAACTACGACATCGACAAGCTGGTGTCGGCTGGCTCTGCCATGGTGGATCGCATGGCCCTGCGCCGAAACGAGTGGCGCGACTGGCTGGGGCTGCCGCCGGATGAGGACATGGGAGAGCTGCTGGCCCTGGAAAACTATGTGCCCGCGGACAGGCTGGGCGATCAGAAGAAACTGAACGGAGGTGAAAACAATGCGGATTGACAAGCAGACGCGGAGCCGGGCAACGTCCTTCCGGGCGCTGGATGACGGCGGCGAGAAGCGCATCGAAGGGTACTTCGCCGTGTTTGATGGTGTGTACGAGATGTACCCCGGCTGGTCGGAATCCATCGACCCGAGCGCCTTTGACGGTGCGCTGGACGATGACATTCGGGCCCTGATCGACCATGAGAGCCGCCTGGTACTGGGCCGGACATCCAGCGGCACCTTGGTGCTTCGCGTGGACAGCAAGGGCCTGTGGGGCTCCATCAGCGTCAACGAGGACGATCAGGACGCCATGAACCTGTATGCTCGGGTCAAGCGGGGTGACGTCAGCCAATGCTCCTTTGGTTTTGACATCCTGGAAGAGGAGCGTGAAGTGGATGAGGCCACCGGCCACGTCCATTACACCATCAAGCGGGTCAAGCTGTATGAGGTGAGCGTGGTCACTTTCCCGGCCTATGAGGATACGGGTGTCACCGCCCGGGCCAGAGATTGCCAGGCCGTTCGGGCCAAGCGGCTTGACCAGTGGAAAAACGAGATGAAAAGGAGGATCAAACATGGCGCTTAAACAGCTGATCCTGTCCAAGAGGATCGCGGAAAAAAGGAACAGCCTTGCCGCGCTGACGGTCAAGAGCGATGAACTGAACCAGCGTCGCGCCGCCATCAATCAGCGCGGCGAAGAACTGACCGCCGCTGTGGAAGAGATCACGGAAGCCACCAGCGCGGAAGAACAGGCCGCTGTGATGGCGGAAGTGGACGCCCATGTTCAGGCGGACGAAGCGCTGACTGCCGAGGAGGCTGACAACGAACGGGAACGGCAGGCCATTGAGCGGGAAATCAGCGAAATGGAAGCCGAACTGGAGGCCCTGAACCAGCGGGCAACCGGGATGCCTACCCGTTGCGACAACAAGAAGGAGATGAAGACCGTGGAAACCAGGAAGTTTTTCGGTATGAACACGCAGGAGCGGGATGCCTTTTTTGCCCGTGAGGACGTGAAGGGGTTTGTGACCCGTGTCCGCGAACTGGCTGGCCAGAACCGGGCCGTGACGGGCGCGGAACTGACCATCCCCCAGGTGATTCTGGGCGTGATGCGGGAAAACATGCTGCATTACAGTAAGCTGTACCGCCATGTCAATGTGGTGTATGTCAACGGCACGGCCCGTCAGATCATCATGGGCACGGTGCCCGAGGCCGTGTGGACGGAGATGTGCGCAAACCTCAACGAACTGAACCTGACCTTCAACGATGTGGAGGTGGACGGCTACAAGGTGGGCGGCTATATCGCCGTGTGCAACGCTACCTTGCAGGATTCTGATGTCGCTCTGGGCAGCGAGATTATCACGGCGCTGACCCAGGCCATCGGTATTGCGCTGGACAAGGCCATCCTGTACGGCAAGGGGATCAAGATGCCCATGGGTATTCTGCCGCGCCTTGCTCAGACCACCAAGCCCAGCGATTACCCCGCCAATGCGCGTACCTGGGTTGATCTGTCCACGACCAATATCATCACCATCCCCACCGGCAAGAGCGGCGTTGCGCTGTTCCAGACCCTGATGACGGCCAGCGGCGCGGCCAAGGGCAAGTATAGTCGTGGCGCAAAATTCTGGGTGATGAACGAGGCAACCTATACCAAGCTGGTGGCCGAATCCCTGACCATCAACGCGGCGGGCGCGATCACGGCAGGCGTCAGCGGCAACATGCCCGTCATCGGCGGCGCGGTGGAGGTGCTGCCCTTCATCCCGGACAATGTGGTGATCGGCGGCTACGGCGACCTGTATCTGCTGGCCGAGCGGGCAGGCGCGACCGTCGGCATGAGCGAGCACGTCCGATTCCTTCAGGATCAGACGGTATACAAGGCCACCGCCCGCTATGACGGTCTGCCGGTCATCCCCGAGGGCTTTGTGGCCATCGGCCTGGAAGGCGCGACGCCTTCCGCCACCGCCGTGACCTTCGCGGCGGATACCGCAAACCCTTGACGGCGTCCCTGCAATCGCTGGATGTAGGGGCGCTTACACTGACGCCGACGTTTGACCCGTCGGTCACGGCTTATACAGCGACAACCACCAACGCCACAAACAAGATCACCGCCACCCCTGCCTCGGACGGCGCGACCGTCGCCATCCGCAACGGATCGACAGCTGTTGCCAACGGCGGCAACGCCACATGGGCGAATGGCGAAAACACCCTGACGGTTGACGTTGCCTATGGCAACAGCGCCATGACCTACACCGTCCGGGTGACCAAGACCACAGCTTAACCATTCAGGGGGCCGGACGCTTCCGTCCGGCCCCTGCTGATGGAGGGATGAACCATGAACTACGACGCGGAAACCGCCCTGTCCCTGGTCAAGTCCCGGCTGAACCGTTTGTCCGGCGATACCGCCATCGACGATTACCTGCGGGCGCGGATCGACAGCGCGGCGCTGGAGCTTCAGCGCCAGGGCGTTACCCTGACCGACGCCATGAACGATACCCTGCTGCTGGTGGATACGACGGTATGGCAGTATCAGTCCAGGGACAAGACCGGGGCCATGCCGGACTGGCTGCGGCTTAGACTGCGGGAAAGGTGGCTCATGAATGATTCTGGATGATGGGATTTGTACGGTGTTCAGCAAGGTGGACATCTCTTCGCCGGGCGAAAAGCCCCAGTATGAATACCGCCCGCTGTACCGCAGCATGTACGGGCAGCTGTCGCTGGAAACGTCCGCTACCGATCCGACAGGCTATCGCAAGGAAGTCCGGGTGGACGCACGTATCCGCATTTTGCAGGATCGCGCCGTGACGCTCCGACATGTGGTGGTGCTGCGCGACGCCCACGACATCCTGCCGGGCGATGTGTATTACGAGGTGAGCCGCGCATACCACGGCTTCGACGATGACAGCGGCGAGCCCATCACCGACCTGTCCCTGACGGAGGTGGGCGTGTGGAACTGACGGACATCAAAGCCCTTGTGCTTTCCGCTGACCAGCAGGCCCAGCACTACGAATCCGCACGGGATGGCGGGGCCTTCACCCGATGGCAGGAGACGCGGCGCATCAGCTACACAGCGGATGATCGGCATGTTCGTGGCTGGCATTTTGTCATTGACCGCTTTGCCAAAAAAGAGTTTGATCCGGTTGCCGCCGCTATCGAACAGGTGCTGACGGACAGCCCGGGCGTTGCCTATGCCTACTCGGTGGACTACGAGTCCGACACGGGATACATCCACCACATCTTCGATTGCGAGGGTATGTAGTGTGGCACGATTCGATACATCCGGGCTGGATGACGTATTGGCCGAAATGAAGGAGCTTGGCCAGCTCACGGGCGAAGTTGCTGATACCATGCTGATGGCAGGCGCGGAGATCGTGGCCCAGTGCTGGAAGGAGGCCGCTGAACGGCATCGGCACAGGCTCACCGGCGATATGATCGCGTCCATCGGATACCCGCGTCAGCCGTCCCAGGCGGGCGATGTGCGCATGATCGACATTTACCCCCAGGGACGGGACAGCACTGGCACCCGCAACGCCGAAAAGGCGTTCATCCTGCACTACGGCACATCAAAGATTCCTGGCTCCCACTGGATCGACGACGCGGACGCCTTGGCTGGCCCGCGGGTGGAAGCCAAGTGGCGGGAGATCTGGAACGACTACCTTTCAAAGAGATAGGAGGAAACAACATGGCATTTGTGGGACTGCGTTACCCGGTATTCGCGCCCATCAAGACGGAGGAGCGCGGCAAGGCCATCGTGTATGATCCCGGCGTGGTCATCGGCCGCGCCATGAGCGCCAACATCGAGCTGACGCGCAACGAGGAAGGCCTGTATGCGGATGACGTGCTGGCGGAGAGCGACAACAGCATCACCGGCGGCACCATCGAGATCGGCGTGGACGACATCCTCGAAGATGCGCAGGTGACCATCTTCGGGCTGAAATCCACCCCGGCATCGGAAGGCGTCGTGGCGGAGTACAAGGAAACGGACGCGCCCGCGCCCTATGGCGGCGTTGGTTATATCCGTGTACGGCGCTACAAGGGTGCGACCAGCTATCTGGCCTACTGGCTGCACAAGGTGCAGTTTGGTTCGACCAGCGAGGAAGCCACAACCAAGGGTGAATCCATCGAGTGGCAGACGCCTACGGCCTCCGGCAACGTGATGGGCGTGTACCTCGACGATAGCGGCAACGCGGAGTACCGCACCCATGCGGTGTTCACTGCTGAGGGCGAGGCGGTGGCGTGGCTCAACGCCAAGGCCAACATCACCGCCGCGCAACCCGCCGCCAACGCTAAGGAGGGCGCAGGCAATGCTTAACATCGGCGGCAAGGACATCAAGCTGGTGTTCGACCTGGGCGCGTGGGAGGAGATCGAGGAGGAATACGGCTCCATCGAAGCCATGTCCGACCAGCTGCAAAGCGGCCAGCACATCATCAAAAATGTGCTGACGCTCATCGCCATCATGGCGCGGAGCGAGGACGGCGAGCACTGCATCACCCGCCAGGAACTGCGCAAGAGCATGCAGCCCTCCGACATCAAGCGCGCCACCGAGGAGATCCTCGCGGCCATCTCCGCGGGCATGGGCATGGAGACCGCCATCCGGGACGATGACGCGCCGGTGGACGTGGTGCTCGAAGAGCTCAGCAAAAAAAAACAGCCGGACAGCTGACGGCGCGGCGCGTGGCCAGCTACGGATTGATCGCGGGCATGAGCGTCCATGATATGCGGCGCTCATGCCCCGGCTATGTGCTGGACATGTACGTCTACCGCCAGCGGTATGACGATGAACAGCACGGCATCAGGCGCAAGCGGCAGGGAGGTGAATGGTGATGGCCGAGGTGCGGAAGATCAGCACAAGGTTGGAGATCGACGGGGAAACTGCCTACAAAAAGTCCCTCAATGAGATCTACAGCAACCTGCGTCTGATCGGCGCGGAACTCAAGCTCAACACCAAGGAGTACGGCAAGAATGCCGAATCCATCAAGGGCAACAGGGAGCGCGCCGGGATCCTCTCCAAGGAGATCGAGCAGCAGAAGGAACTCATCGCCAGCCTGACACAGGCCGTGGAGGACAGCAGCAAAACCTATGGCGATACCAACCGAAAAACGGATGAGTACCGCCGGAAGCTGCTGAACGCTCAAGCGGCACTGAAAAGCATGGAGGAAGAACAGAAAAAGGCGAAAAACGCCTCCAACGTTTTCCGGGTGGCGCTGTCGCACCTGCCGTCTGCGCTGGATACCGTGAAAAAGGGCATGCAAGCCACCTACAGCATGCTCAAGTCCCTTGCATCGGGATTTACCAAGGTGGCAAAGAGCATCGCACAGGCATCGCAGAAGATCATCAATACAACCTCGCAGGTGGTGAAGCGGGCGACCACCATCGCCACGGGTGTCGGATCTGCGCTGGCGGGCATCGGTCTGACCTACAACAGCCAGATGGAGGATTACACCACCAACTTCCGCGTGATGCTGGGCAGCCAGGAAAAGGCCGTCAAAAAGGTCGATGAACTGAAGAAAATGGCGGCATCCACGCCATTCGGCATGGCCGACCTGTCCAACGCAACACAAACGTTGCTGGCCTTCAACGTGGACAGCGAGAAGACCACCAGCATTCTGCGGAGCCTGGGTGACATCAGCCTGGGCAATGCCGAAAAGATGCAGAGCCTGGCCAACGCCTTCGGCAAGGCCAACGCCACCGGCAAGGTGACGGGCGAAGTGGTGCAGTCCATGACGGATGCGGGCTTCAACCCGCTGCTGGTGATCGCCCAGAGAACGGGCGAATCCATGGCCACGCTGCAAAAGCGAATGTCCGAGGGCAAGGTGTCCGTGGCGGAATTGGAAGCCGCGCTGGCATCGGCCACGGGCAAGGGCGGACAGTTCTACCAAGGCATGGAGCAGGCCAGCAAGACCATGTCCGGCATGATCTCCACGCTGAAGGACAATGCCATGGCCTTTGCCGGGCAGATCGTCGAGCCGCTGTTCGATGCCATCACGGGGACGCTGCTTCCCGGCGCCATCGACGCGGTGAATCAATTCTCCGAGGCGTTTTCCTCCGGCGGGCTGACGGGGCTCCTCAATGTGGCGGCATCCATGATGGATCAAATGGCGGCGACCATCGCGGCCAGGGGCCCGGAGATGGTGTCCACCGCCATGGCCATGGCCGGGCAGATCGTGGCGGCGTTCGCACAGGCCGCACCGGGATTCGCCAGTGCGGCGGGCGGACTGCTGCAAGCGTTTATCGGCGGCATCCGCGGCATGATGCCCGCCATCCTGGAAGTGGTGGCACAGTTTGCGCCGATGATCGTGTCGGCCATCGTGGCTTATAAGGGCGAGATGCTGAATATCGGCGTGCAGTTCATCGCGGCGTTTGTCAGCGGCATGGCCAGCAACTTGCAGGGCATCACCCAGCAAACCAGCGAGAGCATCAACGCCATCATCAGCACCATAACATCCCTGTTGCCGGGCGTGATCCAGAGCGGTGTGGACATCATCGTGGCCATGCTCAAGGGCATCCAGGACAGCCGGAGCAACATCGTCAAGGGCATCACGGACACGCTGTCCGCGCTGATCGACACGGTATCCAGCAACCTGGACAGCATCCTTGCATCCGGCGTTGACATCCTCATCGCCCTGGCGGAGGGCATCGTCAACGCCATCCCGACGCTGGTGGCCAACATCCCCAAGATCATGCAGGCCATCGTGTCTACGCTCCTCAGCCGCCTGCCAGACATCTTAAACATCGGCGTGAACATCGTCAAGGGGCTGTGGGATGGCATCAAGAGCATGATCGGCTGGCTGTGGAGCAAGCTCACCGGCTGGGTGGGCGATATTGTGGATAAGATCAAGAGCCTGTTCGGCATCCACTCGCCTTCGCGGGTGTTCAGGGATCAGATCGGCCAGAACCTGGGCAAGGGCGTGGCCCTGGGCATCATGGACGAGGAGGACACTGTGGCCAACGCCATGCGCAGCCTGATGCCGGACATGGAGCCCATCAAGGCCAGCGTGCAGTCGGCGGGATACAACGTGGATCGCGGCGTGTCGTCCATCGCAAGGGCGGAGGACACCGTATCCTATGCGGATGCACCGCGCGGCAATGGCGCGCAGACCATCGTGCTCCAGATCGACGGGCGGGAATTCGCGCGGGTGACAACGCCCTACATCGACCGCCAGCAGGCGAAGAACTGGAGCCGCGACATGACGGTGGGCATCGCCTGACGGGCAGATAGGAGGATACCATGATCTACAACGGCATCGACATCTGCGATGTGGATCATGCCATCAGCGTGAACAAGGAAATACCGCCCGGTGCACCGCCTGTGGACATCCAGATGATGGACGGCCAGCACGGCGCCATCTACACGGGCATGCGGACGGCACCGGCGGAGTACATCGTGCGGGTGAACATCGCGTGCAAGGTGCGGGATGATGCCTGGCGCGTGCGCAACAAGCTGGCCTTGTGGGCATGCGTGGGACGCACGGCCAAGCTCATCCCCACCCACTGGCCATGCGTGAGCTATGACGCCATCTGCCAGAGCATCAGCCCGCCGGAGTTCCACTTCGGCTTCGGGGTGGTGGAGGTGTCCTTCCTGATCCCGCGGCCCTTTGCGGCATCGCTGGCGCTGAGCCGTGCGGTGCTACCGGGCGGCGGGCTGTACGAGTTCGGCGGGGACATCCCGGCAAGGCCGACGATCTCCCAGACCATCGAGGCCAAGGCGGACAGCATCGACATCAGCATGGACGGCGTGCTGTTCTTCCGGCTGATCGGTACCTTCGAGGCCGGCAGCACCTACGCCATTGATTTTGCCGCCCAGACGATCATGTACAACGGTCAGCATGCCGAAGCCCTGGTGGACTACACCGTCTCCAAATGGGAGCCTGGCTTCGGCCCGGGCGGACGGGCCATCACCTCATCGGACAAGGGCCCGCTGGCCATCGCGTGGAGGAATGAATGGATGTGATCTATCTTTTCAGCCCGCAGTTGTCTGTAACGCAGATCATCGGCGAGGGCATCCGCGAGCTGATCCACAGCGAGGCGGAATACAAGCTGCAGGCCACGCTCCCGCCGTCTGCCAAGGTGGGCATGGGCTGCGGCATCGGCATGATGTGCGCGGATGGGCGGTTCAGGATCTTTGAGGTGGCCGATTACGCCTATGACGATGCCGCCATGGCCATCACCGTATCCGCCACGGACTGGGCGGTGCGGGAGCTGCTGGACGTGGTGGTGCGCGACATCCGCCCCACGGCGATGTCGGCAGGCATGGCTGTTGGCCAGCTCATCCGGGAAACGGACTGGCAGGTGGGCCGCATTACCGCCGGACAGGTGGCCAGCATGCGGGCGTACTACCAATCGCTGTGGTCGGCGCTCGTTGAAGCCGAGGGCGTGTACGACTGCCACATCGTGCCGTACTACCTCTTTGAGCGCGGGCAGATCGTCGGCAAGCGCGTCGACGTGCTGTCCACCTCCGCCATCAACCGCGGGCGATTTGTGGAGAGCGGCGCGGGCGCATCCGGCGTGGTGGTGAGCATCGAGGGCACGGTAAAAACGGCGATCTACGGGCGCGGCATGGGCGTGCAGATCGAGGGCGATGGCGACACGGGCACGTCCTACGGGCGGCGGCTGACCTTCGCGGATGTGGTGTGGAGCACGGCGCACGGCGACCCTGTGGACAAGCCCAAGGGGCAGGAGTGGGTCGGCGATGACGGCCTTCTCGCGCAGTATGGCCGGGACGGACAGCATCGCTATGATGTGGTTGTGTTCGACGATGAGACGGACGCGGCATCGCTCCTGACGAAAACGTGGGCGTACCTGCAGAAGAACGCCATGCCGAAGGTATCCGCCAGCGCGACCATCGCGGATATGGAAGCCGTGCCCGGCTACGAGCACCAGGCCATCAGGCTGTGGGACATGGTGACGGTGCGCCCCAAGCTGTACCCCTACGACATCGCGGCGCAGATCGTGGGCATCGAGCGCGACTACATCCAGCCCGCACGGACGCGGCTGACCATCGGTGCGGCGCAGAGGACATCCGGCGGCATGTATACAAAGCTGTCCGGCCAGTTGGAGGACTACGCCAGCAAGGCCAGCGTGTGGGACAGGGCCAACGCCTTCGGCGTGAACGGGGCTATGGACGTGATGAACAACCAGATCACATCCACCGTTGGCCACTGGTACACCGACCCAGAAACCGGCGCGCTGATGTTTGTTGCGCAGGACGGCACCAAGGCCATGCGGCTCAACGGAGCAGGCTGGCAGATCGCGGACGGCAAAGTCGGCGAGCAATGGCAATGGCGCACGGCGGCAACGGGGCGCGGCATCGTTGCTGATGAGATCACCACGGGAACCCTGCGGGCGGCGCTGGTGACGATCCTGGGGAACGCCCACTTCTACTGGGACGCGGCGAACATCATCTGCCAAGACCCAGGCGACACAAAACGACAACTGCGCTTCGGCCAGTACGACGGGGAGCATTACGGCCTGGCCCTCACCCAGGACGGCGGCGCCTCCTGGCAGACGGCCATCGACTTTGACGGCGCGGCGGTGGCCTCCGCCCTGAAGACCGATTTCATCCAGATCATGAACGACCTGGTCAAAATCGTGTCCGGCGGGCGGGTGGACATCCAGACCAACGACTTCGCCCTGAAAAATGCCGACGGGCGCAATCTGCTGGCCGTGACCTCCGCGGACGACGCTGCCGGCGACCCCGGCGGGCAGATCGAGCTGGGCGAGGACGGCTTCCCGGTGAAGTTCGCCCCCAGCTTCATCCTGCCCCCGGAGAACGGCGGCACCGGCTACAACTTCGGCCAGACCCACCGGCTGTCCGTTCCGCCCATGGATGCCTTCGGTTCGGACGGCGACGCCGCCATCTACTACAACGGGGCCTCCGACCGCTTTGGCGACATCCTCCCCAGCCTGGGCGGCGCGGGGACATCGACCATGTTCGGCGTCGCCCGCACCTGGAACGACCAGAGCGTGTCCGGCGGATACGGCCAGATCGGCAACAACTCCCCGGCCAACGGCGGCATGTACGGCTGCTGGTGGAGTTTCCGCACCCCGGCGAACGTCAACCTGCACGGCGTCACCCTGCGGCTGCGCACCTGCAAGATCATCGGCGGCCAGTGGTACGGCTGGAACGTGCAGAACCCCGTCACCATAGGGCTCTACGCCTCCACGGCCTCCGCCGCGCCCCTGGCCACCGCCCATTTGACGCCCGCCAACACGCTGGCCGAGCAGGCCGTTTCCCTGGAGCCCTCCGCCCGCCTGGCCGCCGACACGACGTACTACATCGCCATCTTTGACCCCGCCGACGCCCTGAACAAATCCAGGGGCTTCGTGGCCCTGTCCGGCGTCGTCATCCCCGGGCAGACCGGCACGGCCACGGAAGGCATGTTCGTCAAGTCCAACGGACGCTGGGTGTCCATGCTGGAGGGCATGAAGATCCGCGCCGGCACGGTGACGGCGGCATCGGCGGGCACGGCCATCACCTACGACGGCTTCGACGATGTGCCCTACATCGCGGCGTGCTACGCCACCACGGCCCGCGCCTGGTCGGGGGACAGCGGGGCCATCAAGATTTACAACAAAACGCGCACGGGCGCGACCATTGAAATCGGCGGCTCCTACGCCTCCCGGGAGGTGGACTGGATCGCCGTCGGACGATAACACAAGACAAGGAGTGAAGTCCATGGATTTTCCCACAAGAACCCTTTCCGGGCGCTGCGAAATCGCCACCGGGGCCGTTGCCATTGAAGAGCAGCCCCCCGTCTTCACCGGGGAGATCGCCGCGCTGGATGTCGCCATCACCTTCACGGCGGACGGCGAACCGGCCGACATCACCGGGGCCGCGGCGCGGATGTACCTGTACTGGGACGTGCGCCGGCAGATGTCCGAGGCCGTGCCGATGACCGTCTCCGGGGCCACGGCCTCGGGCGTGCTGGACGGCGAGGCCATCGCCGTCGGCGGCTGCCCGCTGCTGGTGGTGCAGCTCATCGACCCGACCTCCGGCGCGGTGACGGTGGCCTGCGCCATCCCCCTGAGCATCCGGCGCGTCAGCGGCACGGCGGTCATCACCACCCGCCCGCCCACGCCCTCCGAAATTGTGTACACGGGCCGGGCCCCGTACATCAACCCCGACAACCTCCACTGGATGCAGTGGGACAACGACAGCGCCCGCTACGTTGATTCCGGGGTGATGGCCACGGGCAATCCCGGCCCCGCGGGCCCCCAGGGCGAGCGCGGGCCCCAGGGCGAGACGGGCCCCCAGGGGCCGCAGGGGCCTCAGGGCGAAACCGGGCCGCAGGGAGCGCAGGGCCTCCAGGGGAATATGGGCCCGGCAGGCCCCCAAGGCCCCGAAGGCCCCCAGGGCCCTCCCGGCAGCATCGACAACGTATACGCCGCCGACATCCCCCTTTCGGCCTCCGACGCCACGACGGTGAGGACGGCGCTGACACAGAGGGACAGGGTGTCGAATTTGCTGGACAACAGCGACTTCCGGCAGCCCGTCAACCAGCGGGGGCAGGGCACCTACACCGCCAACGGCTATACCATCGACCGCTGGGCGATCTGGGCGGGCGCTTTGGCTGTCGCGGATGGGTATGTCTCCGTCAAGGAGGCCTATCAGGTGCTTGAGCTTGACCTGTCGAAGACCTACACTCTGGCCGCCCGCACCGCTGAAGGCATTGTCGCCGTGTCGGGCGTTTTCGGCCAGGGCGCGCCGGAGGCCTCCCTGGGCAACCTGAAGATCAAAATGGTGACAAACAACGGAAAAGCCGAGGTCATACTGACCAACAACGACGGCCACGACGTTGGCGGCGTGATCTGGGCAGTCCTCTATGAAGGCTCCTACACCGCCGAAACCCTGCCCGCCTACGTCCCCAAGGGCTTCGCCGCCGAGCTGCTGGAATGCCAGCGGTACTACCTGCGCCTGTCCCAGGGCGC